TTGAAACGCAAGCTCTCGATAATGACGCGCCAGTGGTCTATCTACCATCTCGGTGTGTTGAAGCACGGGTGGAACGCGGACATCGAAGATATTTCATTAGAGAACCGCAAGATACAGGACTTCGTATTCGACCCGAATGGATATGTCGATGTGTATGGGGATTTCAGTTCATGGCTCGGTGAGCGCGTAACAGTAACGGCAGATAGACTAGCTGAGATGTTCCCTAAGCACCGCGCATACATCGAAGAAAGCGTATCGAACGTCGAGGACAAGAAGATGGGTACGGATGTGGTGTATACGGAGTGGTGGACGGACAAGTTCTGCTTCTCGACGTATAAGGACAAGGTTCTCGAAAAGCACAAGAACGAATACTTCGTGTACGAAGAACCGCAGCAAGACCTACAAGCGATGCTGGGGCAACAACAACCGCAGAAGAAGAATCACTTTGCTGTACCGAAGAAACCATATACGTTCCTCTCTGTATTTTCCTTACAAGAACGCCCGCATGACATCACGGGGCTTATCGAACAGAACATCCCCAATCAAGCGAAAATCACGAAGCGTACCGAGCAGATAGACGCGAACGTATCGCAGTCGAATAACGGGACGCTCTTTTCCGAGAACAACTTTAACCAAGAAACTGCGAAGCAAGCGTCTAATGCTTTAACGAACGGGGTAGGGAAAGTATTAGTGCCTCAGGGTGGTCCTATCGGTGAAGCTATCGTGCGACTACCGGCGTTGTCATTCCCTGACGCGGCGTTCAAAGAGCTGGAGATGAGCGAGGACCACCTCAGGTCATCATGGGGCGTACAAGGCATCGTGTCGCAAGAGCCGAGGAAAGACGAAACTGCGCGAGGGATGATAATGAATCAGGGGCGGGATACGAGCCGTATCGGTGGTGGTATCAGCGACATCATCGAACAGAGCGTCGCGCGTAGCGTGTATAACTGGTTCGTACAGCTTTATTATGTGTTCTATGACGACAAGCACTTCGCTGCCGTCATGGGAACGGGCAAAGCGGTAGAGTATGTGCAGTTATCGCAACAGGATTTGAGCCGACAGCTCATCGTAACGGTTGCGCCGAACTCCATGAAACCGAAAGACGAAGTATCTCAGATGCAGCAAGCACAGGAGATGTATAAAGCCGGAGCAATCGGCCCCAAGACCTTACTCGAAGCGATGAACTTCCCGAACTCGGAAGAAGCTGCGGCAGACGGGGTGCTGTGGCAAATCGACAAGATGGCGTATATAAAACTAAACTTCCCTGAGTTAGACCAACAGCTTCAACAGATTATGCAACAGCAACAGCAAGCACAGCAGCAAGCGATGGCGCAACAACAACAGCAGCAACAAGCGCAAATGGGTCAAGAGATGAATCAGAAAGAGGCGGTGCATCAGCAAAAGCTGGCACAGGGGGCGCAGACCCATGAAGCGAAACTAGGTCAATTCAAAGACATGGCGAGCGCGAAACTCGCACAAACAAACCAACAAGTACCAAAATAATATGACTCACGATGAGTTACGAAAAGCGATGGGAGAATATAACCCAAACCAAAGTCATCATAGCAGAATGACAAAGCAGGGCATTATTCTCGCAAAGGATAGGAAAGCTAGAGTTCAAAAAGAACTTGATGAGAACATAGCGAGAGCAGCCAAGAGCGAAGCGTTGAAGAAGAAAATACCGAAAGAGTATCGAGGGAATACTAACTCAGAGGGAGGCATCCCATTCGGAAGAAAACCAAAATATAACTAGCCAACAAGTACCAAAATAATATGGCAAAAGAAACGATGTATCATAAACGGCTTTCTCGCATATACGGAGATAGTGTCCCCGAAGAAGCGAAAGAACGTGTGAAAGCCGGAACTACGAGAAGTGCGAAATCATACGCCAAATCCGAAGCGTTGAAGAAGAAAGCAGAGATGGCAAAAGATTTCCATCGCAAGAATAATCAGAACAAAGACCACGATAGCATCCAAAATAACTAACCAACATGACCACAGCAAAAAGTAAGGCGTTAGAGGGGAAGAAGAAGGGCACTTATTCGTTCCTCACAAAGCGAGGATTCCGTGTAGATGCGAAAGGTGCATCAACGGGTGAAGCATACCCAGTTGCTCGCTCTATCGTTCGGCACCACGGAAAGACGATAGACAGGTTCGATAAAGACAATAGTTATCGCAAGGCAACCGAAGGAGATAAATTGAGTGGAACATATTTCCGCTATAACAAAGAGGGGCTTCATTCGAACGAAGGACCATACTACCAACATCGTCCAGCTCACTTTAGAAAAGGAAAATAACATGCTCAAAAAGAAACCAGAGCCAAAGAAGAAGCCCGTCAAAGAGAAGCCCGTGAAGGTCGAACAACCAACAGAGCGTTGCTTTCGTTGCGGTGAGTGGAAACACGAACCGAACGAGAACTGCGACGCAGGGAAATAGATATGAACTACCCAAACGACCCGCACCCCGACTATCACAAGATGGTGCGTAAGCTAGAGCGTGAAGGCATGACCACAAGCGATGCGCAAGGTGCAGCCGATGTGCATTATGCGAAGAAAGCCAAATCCACGGCGTTGAAGAAGAAAACGAAAATAGCTCCGTATTCAACCGAACGATTGCCGATGAGCAAGGGCGAATATAAGGCATATATGAAAGATAAATACGGAAAATAGTCGTCATAGGGCTGTAAAGTTCCCCTCTAAGAGCTTGAATCAAATCCCTGCGAAGGGTATAACCGCTAGCAATAGCACACACACATGTCCGAACAAGAACAATTCCTGAAAGACCTCGACGCAAAACCCGAAGATAGCATCCTTGAAAAACCGCTCGAAGGAGAAGAAACTCCCGTAGAAGAAACGCCCGAAGAAATCGAGCAGAAAGCAAAGAATCGACGCGAACGCCGCCTCTTGGAAAAGAACCAGCGGTTGCGCGAAGAAGTGCTTATGACGAACGCTCGCTTAGAGGGCATCAACGAAGCGCGACAGCTTCAAGCGAACTCGGATGACGACCCTATCAAAGCAGTACGCGCTATCTATGGCGACGATACGCCTGAAAAGAAACAGGCATCGGACATCCTAGAAAGCACGTTACGCAAGATACAGGAAGCCACCACGCAACAAGCGTTTGATGCGCTCAAAGAACAGCAAGCGAGCGAATCTCGCGCGGTAGTCGAAGAAGAACGGAACCTTGATACGATGATGGAGAGCTTAGAGGACAGCTACGATGCCGATTTCTCAAACAAAGAAACGCGCACCGGCTTCCTCGATTTGCTCGAACGTATTTCCCCGAAAGACAGGGACGGGAACATCATCGAGTTCGCGGATGCAGACACGACATGGGAGCTGTATAGCTCACTCAAAGAAAAGTCGTCGTCCCGCGCAAAGGAACTTTCTTCCCGTTCGATGACGAGAAGCGGTAGTTCAGGCGAATCGAAACTTCAGGATGATGCGACGATGAGGTTCTTAAAAGAAAACGGCATAATTTAGTAACCAATAAATAACAAACACAATATGGCTCAAGCCCCAGGTGTGAATGTTACCACGACTACGAACCAGTATTTGGCTCCACTCTGGGTGGACCTTATCCTTCGTGATAACTACCTCTTCGGCAAGCTGATGTCCAAGACCAAGAAATGGGACGGTTCGCAGATGCTTTTCCCGATTAAGTATCAGAAAGGCACCGCGTCCGTAGCATTTAATGGCTTTGACCTCTTGCCGACATCCCAGACGCCTGTTTCAGTGAATACGACGTTCTACCCGACTTTTGTCGCGACGAACGTAGCACTCGCTGGCTCAGACCTCTCGATAAACGATACGCCGATGCAGACCCTCAAACTGATGAAAGTAATGATGGAATCCCGCGCACAAGACGCGGCAGATGACATCGGTAACTTCCTTCAGGGCGATGGTACGTCATTTGGCGGCAAAGCTCCGAATGGCCTCTTGAACACCGTAGACGATGGCACGAACTCCGCTACTTATGGCGGTCTTTCCCGCGCCACCTACTCCGGCCTCAACGCTACGAGAACCGCAGCGACGAGTGGTAAAATCTCTCTCGCCGCAGTTCGAACACTGTGGAACGCTATCTCTGATGGCCCTGTAACCCCTGACTTCATCGTTACGGATTACACGACATGGGGATACTTCGAACAGCTCCAGACCCCGTTTCAGCGCAACAACGGTGATTACAACAAAGCCCCTGGCATTTCGGGTTATGCCGAACAACGCTGGGATGGTATGGTCATCTCGCGCGACAAGAAAGTAACGACGGGCAACTTCTACATGCTCAATCTGAACTTCCTTAACTGGTATGGATTGAAGTGGTGGGAGGGTGAGCGCGTTACCCCGAAAGCAAAAGACATCGAAGGCAACGTGTACGAAGATAAAATCTACTCCCCTGGTGATGCGTTCACTTGGACGGGTATGATTCGCGCCTACAACCAAGGGACGGTCAATGGATTTATGATTCTTGGCGGTCAGTTGATTTGTGTCGCGCCGTTCCGTCAAGCAGTCCTTGTCAGCGTTACTGGAATATAGTCGGTTCATCAACTTAATACTCCTATGTCCATAAACGCCTCAGATTCACTCCCGTCATTCCAGCTTATCAACGTCGGATTCTACTCCGGTAGCGGTACGCCTTCGTTCGCGACAAATACACTGATTGCTTTGTATTTCAACACCGCAGGCGGAACGAACACGAGCATCTATCTCACGTTGAACAACGGAACGGCGTGGACGGCAGTAACGTCGGCGTAAAGGTCAAATAATAAAATACAAATATGTCAAGAATCACACAAAAAGGACAGAGCGCACCGCTTTCGCTTAACACCGGTGGCTCGTTCCCAGTTTCCGACGACAAGAACCTCTCGACGCTTGTTGGTACGCGCTATGACCTCTCAGATGGCCGTGAAGTCATCTTTGTGAGCGTCGGTGCAACCGCAATCGGCACTTCCGGCTTGCTTTGTCAAGACGCGGCAATCGTAGCGAACCACCAGAACACCACGGTAGGCACTTATACTGCTTACTCGGCGAGTGGTAACGTCCCCGCCTCAGTCATTCTCACGATTGGCGCGACTGCTCTTACGAAAGACCAGTATCAGGGTGGGTTTGCAGTAGTAAATGCCGCTACGGGAATCGGACAGACGTTGCGTATCGCTTCGAACTCAGCAGGGCTTGCAAGTTCGACGGTTGCAACGGTTACGTTCGAAGATGCTCCAAACGTCGCACTGGTTGCGAGTGCATCGAACATCGACCTCATTCCTCCTCACGGAGCGAACGTGGTGGCGTTCCCCATCGCTGCGACTGGCGCAGCAGTTGGCGTTACGCTATATCCGCTTACTGCGGGTATCGCTGCGGGTGCAACAACCGGCACAGCGAACTTTGGCTTCCTTACGTCTAAGGGGCTTACTGCTTCATTGAGCGACGCCGGAGTAGCATCGGCTGGACAAGCGATTGCTCCGTCCGTACTCGTTGTCGGCGCAACGCGGCTCGCATCTGGCACACAAGCAGTTGTTGGTTATGCAAACCAAACTGCGGTGAGCGCAGAAGCGCGAAGCGTATTCGTGAACCTCTAAGGTTCAGTTGCGGGGGGAGTTATCGGCTCCCCCCTAGAATCATTCAGCCCTGAGAAGGGACACAAAACTTGAAAAAGTAACATGGAGAACATCATGAAGTATGAGCCGGTACTCCCAAAGGATTTCGATGGGACGTTCCGATTCACGAATTGGACTGAAGAAGATTTTATCGCGAAGTGGGGTGGAAAGGAGTATCGGTTCCCATCCAAGACCACATCGCCTATCATCATCCACGACCAGACACCGCTTGAAATACAATCTATCCGAAAGAAGTTCGCAAAAGATTTAGCCGAACGGGAGTTTTCGAAAAGCACCGCGTTCGCGGTCTTGCAGAAACAGGAACGCAACGATGATGGTACGCCACGGTTGAACTCGATTCACCAAGCAGGGGCGTATTCGATTGAAACGCTCACGCCGTACATCCAGCGATGCCTTGAACCGTTACCGACAGGTCATGCCGACGTTACCGTACCCGTAACCGTTCCGATGGAAGCTAAGCTGAGCCGAGATGAAGATGGCTCCCTGAACACCGAAGCGATAGACCGTCGTACTTCCCTTAAAAAGAAAGCACTAGAGGCATAAATGATACGGCTCCTCGCAAAATCTGAAATCGACAAAGCGAAAAGCGTCGATAGGGCGAAAGAAGTCGCTGAAGGGCAGAAACTTGCCAAGCGTGTTGATAGTTTGCGGGAGTTGCAGAGCAGAGAGGAAGCAAATCTTGATAAGTTCAGAAGCGAAAGCATCAGAGCGATACATCAGGACATTGAAAAAGAAATGAAGAAGCGCGACGAGATGGTCAAATCCCTCGAAGAAAAGAACAAGAACCTTGCCGCAGACATCCCGTTCAAGCGTAAAGAGATTCAAACCCTCAAAGAAACGCTCGAAAAACGCGCTCAAGAGGTAGAAGAACGCGAAGAAAGGGCTTTGCTCATGGAAATCGACGTAGCGTTAGCCAAAAAGAGCGCCGAAGATACGCTGATGAGAGCGTCCACGAGAGAAGAAGCGTCAAAACAGCTCCATCATCAGGCCACAAAGAAACACGAACAGGCGAGCGATTC